TTACGCCGCCGGTTTGTACTCATGTTTGTAATACCACTCAAGTAAATACACTCCATCACTCCACGATAATTTACCGTCGGCAGCAACTTCGGCTACCAGTATGGCGAGGTTATGCAGAAAGGCGCTCTGGGTATCGCCTCCGATACCCTGCAGTACTTTTACGGCGCACGATGTAATAGCAGCCGGATCGGTCAAACCGGCGCAACTGTCGGCCAGTTTAAGTTCGGCCAGGATAGCGGGGAGTTTAGCGCGAAGCAGGTCCTTTATTTTATCGTCAATGTCGCCGGGAATGATGGCCGTTAAAACATCTGCCGCAGGCGAATCGGTGAATTTTTTGATATTCTCCGTCACTACTACGCCAATTTTGATGGCCGTTTTTAATTCGGGCGGAATGCCTTCAAATAGTCTTTTTGCTTCGGCCCAGATTTTTGATAGAAAAGATTTTAAGCTCATGCTGTTTAGTTATTGATTTACTGAATTATTGAATGGTTGATTTGCAGGGTGTTATTGAATTTGGTCAGTTTTTTTGCCGGAACGCGACCGTTCTTTCGTTTTTGATCTCATCAACCTGTTGCTGGAGTATGGATACTTCACTTTCCAAAACTTTCAGCCGCAGGTCGTTTACGCGGGCATCGGCTTCTTGTTTTTGACGGATATCGTGAAGATCATTCCTGAGTTGGAAATAGGTTGTCATCACCGATGCAACGATGCTGGCGGTGCTTACGATGGTGACGATGAGATTTTTGAGCGTGATGCCTCTCAGCTCTTTATGTTCAATGGTTGTCATACTGGGATTTGGTTTGGTGAGACGGAAAAAAACAGGTCGCGTTCCTGGCGGCGACGGCGGGAGAGGACGGGCCAGGCTTTTTTCTCGCCTGTTTTAGGGTCGGTTACCTTATCCCAAAGCAGCAGTTGGTCGGCGGCGGCGGCATAATTCTTTTCGTTAAGTTTTCGGAGCAGGGTCGATTCTTTTAGCGCGCCGGTGCCTTCGTTATAAGTGAAAGATACCAGGGCGTCGAACTGCGCCTGCTGCAGCGGAACTTTTACGTAATAATTTACCGCTTCCTCGTATTGCGACAGGGTGTTTAGCAACAGGGCGTCCGCCTGTTCGCGTGTGGCTAATTTGTCGCCGGGTTTTACGGGTTTGCCGTCGTGGTAGCGTGTGGAGCCATAGCCGATGGTCCACACACCGGCGACATCGCGATAGGCAGAGAGGCTGAGCCCCTCGAAATTTTTGATAAGGCTAACGCCCGAGGTACTTGTTTTCATGGGAAGGATGGTTTTGAATTAGCCGGCATGGGCCACATCTGCACCAAAAGGGGCAGGGACATGCTATTGCAAACACACCCTTGATAGGTGATTTTTAAAGACTAATTGGTTTGGAAATTTCGAGACAAGAAATCTTCCGATTAGGAGAATTTATAGGATTATACTTGTTTTTGAGCTGCCGTAAGGCACGAAGGTAAGTTTGGTTGAATTTGTTTTCTTACAGTCCGAGTTAATCGAATTGTACATTGGCTCCGACCTAGTGGGTAAAATATTTTCTCTTTAGCCATTTTTGAATAGGCCGTTCAAAAAAATAGGTAATTAGAGTAGCCATGCCCACTGATGTAATAAAACCGCAAATTAAAGCTGAAGGTATATTGATAGCATTAAATAAGTAAATACTCACGTTTATACCAAGGCTTTCATGAGTTAAATATAAAGCATAAGAAATTCCACCCAGGAATAAAAGCCATCGGATTTTTAAAAAACTCGCTTTTTTATTTACGATTAATATAAACAGGATGTTAAAGGCAGCCACGTATAAGACCCTTTCGAACGTTCCAAAAAATAAATTAAATCACCATGGGTTTGTGTATCATTAGCAAGGCGTACTTGCTCATGATAATGTTTTCACCCGCCATGGCGACAATAGAAGCAGCTGAGGCGGCAAGCGCATCGATATAGGTAGTAACATTGCCCGGGTATTTTTTTAACAAATCGTATATGGCAATGGCGTCGAAGGCGCTGCCGCCCGCTGAGCTGATATGCAAATCGACATCCTGGCCGGCTGCTGCTTCTAATTGGGTTTGTATATAGGCTGATGATAAGGTTCCGGTCCCGATGCTGTCGGTATCAGTATCGTATAGGTAGATTTTGTAGCTCATTTGTTTAGATATGAGATTTTAGATGTGAGATTTGAGTTTTTTGAGTCCGAAAGTCCGCATACCTGCCTGCCGGCAGGCAGGAGTCAGAAGGTCTGGAAGATTTCAGGATCGAAGTTGTTTGATCCGGCTTACCAGGTTGGTATATTCAAAGATCGGGAGAATTATTTGTTAAAGTGGTGACAGTGTTTTGTCAGTTGATGATTTCACCGGTTATGAGTGAGATTTCATCGATTCGGTTACTTTGATTCGAAAGATTCTTCCCTCAAAAGCCAGGCCAGTAAAGCCAAAAAATAAGGAATGATTGTTATGAAGATTGGCATAATCGAATATCGGGTTAATGGTTTATTAAAGTGGTGACAGTGTTTTGTCAGTATCAGAGATTTTTATTTATGAAAAGTCTTAACTTCGTGTTATGGCCTAAATCGTCATGAAAACCATCCTGAAGCACACCGTCCTGAATTTTTTTTAAAGCATATGAAAAAGTTATTGATTCTTTTGTTGCAAATTCCTTTTTTGGCTTGCAGCCAACACAAGCCTAACCCCGAAGCGATCAAGTTGAATGACTCTGCTGTAGAATTAATGATGGCATCGCCGGTTATCTCTAATGAGGATAGCTCTATATTAAATGAAATTAATATACAAGCGAAGCAACGGGGTGAAAGACGTCACAGTAGAAATAAACTGAAGGATACTGTTATAAACGATGAAAGTCAATATAAAAAAGCGATCGATTTGTTGAATAAAGCCACACAAATTGATGGTGATTACTTTATTGCTTATTTGAATAAAATGGGTGCTCAAACACATTTAAAACTATATAAAGATGCTCTTACAAGTGGCAAGGAAATGACCAGGCTGCTTCCTAACGATGGAACGGTCACACAAATTGTGGGAATGACCTACGAAAGATCAGGCGATACGTTAACAGCAATGAAATATTACAATATTGCTTTGACGCAACTGGATAGGGCCCTGGCCTCGATGAGTATTAATAATAAACATTATAATAACATCAAGGCCACTAAAGCTGAGGACCTTGTTATGCTGAACCGGATACCGGAGGCTCAAAAAATATTGCAAGAACTATATAATACTGCGGATGAGAATCGGAAAGAGTTATACAAAGATCAGATGACATGGACCCGGAATGATTTTCTGAACGGATCAAAATCAGAAGGCGCATTAACGGAACCTGCAAAAAAATAAAGTTAACCTATTTTCCACCCTCAAAACAGCTTGATGCCCGCCAAACAGTCCGGCAATTTGGATTTCAAGAACTTTAGAAATAGGTGTTTACAGCAAATTCAAACTGATCTATAAATATCTTTTTGAAAGCACTGATTTTTATTTTGCTTCTTCTGATTCTTCGCGCAGGGACCAGGCCAGCACGGCCAGAAGATATTGAATGATTGTTATGAAGATTAGCATATTCAAATGTCGGAAAAGAAGTTTATTAAAGCGGTGACAGTGTTTTGTCAGTAGGTTGAATTTTTAATCTGTTTAAAAATTACAACTTCGTATTATAGCCTAAATCGTTATGAAAATCATTCTGACATTATTGCCTTTATTTATTTTAAACTTTTCCTATGCCCGAGCGCAGAACTGCAATTGCCCAAACGATTTTGGCTTTTCGAGTTCGAGGAAAGTCGATACTATTTTTCATTTGTCAAACGGAAGGTCAATTGCTTTGTGCGGTTACAGGGATACCCAGGTAGCTGAAGGCAGAACGTTTTATTCTGAATTTGTGCTGGCTGCCTGCGGAGAAAAGAATGCCATTAAATTTTGGGATGCTACGCTTGAATGCCAGTTACGGGTTATGAGCTTTAAATAAAATTAGAGCTCATGGAGCGTGGTTTTGTGGCTCATTTTTAATTATCATTGAGCCACAAAGCAACAATGATCGAGCTTTATTTTCAGATGAATTATTCCTCAAAACAATTCAACGCCCGCCAAATCGTGCGTTCATCACGGTTAAATTTGGCTGCAGCTTCAAGCACTGCCTGATGCTTGGTTATGCTGCGGGTTTTTAGCTGAGCATGCACCCACAGGTACATTTCGCGGTAATTAAATATTTTGTCGGTTATAAAACCGGCTTTATACATGGCAGAGAATATGCCATTGTCAAATAGCGTGTTTGCAAGTTCGATATTCATTGAGGTGAGTTGAATAGGTTGGATTAAGTTGATTAAGTTGAATGGTTGGAATAGCCGAAAGGTAGACATATTGATCAGGTCCAATTACTTCAGCATCATCCTGAATTACTCTCCGGAGGAAACAGATTTTTAAAGGGTTGCCCTATTTACCGTTTGGGCGAGAATGTTTTGCTGGTTGTTAATGTCCTTTACATCAACGTAAACAGGAGGAAAATTATTAATCATCTGGTACGCGAGAGTGTTGGCGAGGTTTTTTTGATCGGTAACAGGCTGGCTATAATAACGATTGGCATTGCCGCCGTCGGTAAATATACCTCCCACAGCATACCCGCGTGACGGATTGGGGACCGAGAAATCGCGCCCGCCATAAGCTACATTAATGGCACTGACGAGGTTGCGCGCCCAGGGGTCGCGCATGGCTTCGGAAACAACTACCGCTTCGCCCGAGCGCAAGTAAGCATTTGTATTATCCGTGCGGCTGTAACCGGATAGTACAGCGCCTTTACCGTCAGAGTGGAAGTAGCCGCCTTTTGCCATAGCGGGCGGTTTTTGAGCAGCAATTGTGGCTACCTGTATGGCAGTTTGCGCGATGATAGCCGGAATAACGAATGTGCCTAAGACACCTGTTTGAGCCTCGGCTTTGGTTATTGCAATAGCGCCATTGATTATTGCCTGCGCTATCGACGCTTTTTGTTCGGATTTAAAAGCTTTCAGTTTCAGGGCGTCTTCCTGTTTTTTATATTTAGCTTCGATGGTCTGTTTTTGCGCGGAGGTGAGGCTTGTATTGCTTAATTCTTTGGCCTTGTCATTTTCCAACGATTTGATCTTGGCATCACTGCGCGATTGGAGGCCTTTACTCAAAATGGAAAATGCCGTGTCCGAAACTTTTTGGGTAGTTTGGATCTCGAAGTCGGCGCGATCCTGTATAGCTTTTAATTCTTCGGCGGTTCTGTGTTTGATGTAAGGACCTACAATATCCTTAGCTACAACCGGAATTTCTGCAAGCTTGTTCTCGATGTCTTTTATGCCCATCGCACTTGCGACTAACTCTTTTTGTGCTTCCTGCGTTTTTGCTGAGTCGTGCTTTACATAGGAATCAATGATATTTGAAATATTAGATCGATGTTCAGATTCAAGTCTTTCAACCGCGCTATGATATTGTTCTATACTGATATATTTTTCATTCAATAGTTTATCTAGCCTTTGTTTTTCATCGTTGTAATGTTGATTCTCCTCAACTGCTTGTTTTGCATAGGCATCATTCGTGGCTTGCAGCCGCTTTATTAAAGCTTCCTGCTCTTTTTTTGTAGTGGTTTCGATAGCTTTAGCGTGGTGAACACTCGCCGTTTTTGTAACTCCGACAACCGTTGCGCCGTATTTTTCAGTGTCTTTAATAACATTTTTTACCAATGCCGCGTTTTGACCGTCGAGGAGTTTTGAATCAGTATTTATATCATCATGCAGTTTTTGCATGGCTTTTTGCTCAGCTTCAAGCCGTTGTATTTTTGCATCGCCAACTGAGTCAGTAGGACCTGTGCTATATGTGTTACCGCCGGGTGAACCTTGCATTGCTTCGAGAATATCTTCATGCTCCTTTTTTGCATCCCGCAGCTCCTTTTGTTTGGCTTTCAGTTCTTTGTCGATCTTCTCAAGTTTGAGCTTATTGCTCAAATCTCGCTGATTATTCTTTACCATCATATCTTCAGCAGCACGCGCTCTGGACGAAGCGATAATTGATGCGGCCAGATCGTTATATGCCTTTGATGCCTTTCCGGTCATTATGCTCTCATCGGATAAGTTTTTGAAGTAATCCGGATATTGGGTTTTTAGTTCAGAAACTATTGCTTTCCGTTGCTGTAATGATAAATTCTGGTCCTGAGCAGCTGTGTAAAGCATTTTAAGGTGAACCAACTCTTCCTGAGCATTGGCATTACCTTCGTCCTTTGCTCGGTTTACTGATTCCGTTATGATCTTGTTGTCCTTAAGTGTTTTGTTAAAAGCAGACAAGGTGGTTTCGCCCTGAACCAGTTTCCCAATCCAATCTGCAATTGCTGACCCATAAGTAACTATTACTGATAATGCAGCGGCAATAGCGGTTATCCAGCCGCCAGATACAAGCTCAGTTGCTTCGGTTGCTTCTTTAAGTGTTGTAAACGTTTCTGCCAGCTCAATAACCTGCTTTTTGGTTTTTTCGCCTGTTGAATTAAATTCCTGGTTTTGCTTTGCTAAATCAACTATTGAATCGGTGTATTTTGATACCTCCTTACCAAGCGAATTGATATTTTTTGAAAGATCACCGATAGGTTTACCCAATTTGTTTATCGAGATGCGCAAGTTATCGAACGCTGTTTGATATTGGTCGACCTGGCTCTGTGCGTCGGTGTTTACCTGTACGTCAACGGTTATTTTTTTATTAATGTCGTCTGCCATAATTTTAAAGTAATTTGATTTTTTGATTTGAGTTATCTTGGTGAACAGAAAGGCAATGGGCCATTGACGATAATAATTCGTATTTTTTGTTGCTTTGATATTTATTATTCATTTTTACACATGTCTGAAACATATCGCCTGCCTATCTTTATGAAGAAAGTAGTTGGTTACCTATTTTTAGCCATTACACTGGGATGCAATCAGTCGCAACCTAAACGTACGCCAGCAGAAAGCATATCAAATGAAGCGGTTAAGGAAGCTGTAAAATCAGAAGATACGCTGCAGGCGATCATCAATGCGAACATTCGCAAACAACCCACGACGGACACCGTTTTTCTTGGTTTTATTTTTGGTATGACAAGGAAGGATGTAAATTCACATGTTAATCTTTTGATAAAAGAAAAAAAATTATTTATTAACGAGGATGATCAGCGTTATGAATATCGGCTGAGTTTAGGTTTGATAAAGGCAAACGCAAGTATTGCGCCAGATTACAAGGACAATAAATTATACAAATTAACTTTAATTATTACCCCGACCGATGATATTATAACTGAAGATCTGGTTTATCAGCAAACTGCTCTTTTGTATATGAAAAAGTATACGAGCTTTGATTTTTTTAAGGAGCCAGATCTCATAAATACAAATAACCCACAATATCACTGGATAAAAAACAATCTTCATATATATCAACACAAGACCATTGAAGGCACAATAGTTAGTTACATTAATATGCCTGTAGAGCAAGCCCTTGACCAAAAGGGGAAAGCTGATGCCGATAGTGCAAAATTAAGCACCCAAAAAGATATTTGATTTTAGTCCACCGATTTTGACACGATTGGCATCCGCAAGCGGAATAAATGTGGCGGGCAAATCTATTTTTTTGCATTAGCCTGCTCGGCTACTTTGCTATCCTGAAACGTAAGCATGATAACGTAGGCATCGGGCACTATTTTGACTTGGATAGCATTGGTTTTGTCTATCCAAAGTGTTTCGACGTCGGCATTGCCAGTTTTGATCGCTTCAACCTCATTTCCGTCTCCTTTGGTGTAAGGAGATTTAAAATCCCACGTAGATTTACCTTCCCCATAGATTTTGTTCAAACTTGCTACGAGATCGTTATAATAAGAAATGGTTTTCGCCCCGGTGTCGACACGAAAAATGAAACCCATTTCATACACTTTTCCCCGAAACAATTTTACAGCGGCCAGTTCGGACGCAAAATGCCCGAAATTTACATGTGTGAAGTGTAGGGATTCGGGATAATGACTGCCGAGGATATCGAATTCCCCTCCATGTGCAGTTATTATGTTTTTGGCTTTCAAGCCTTCATCACCAAATTTTATTCCTATTGCCCCATCTATTGGTTTAAAGGTTTGGGCAAAACTGAATAACGGTGTAAAAAGTAATAAAGTGACAAATAAATTCTTTTTCATGAGATTGCGATTTAGGGTGCTAATTTTTTTAGTAAAATTAAAAATTAAAATACTTACCAGCAAATCTTTTTTAATTTTTCATGATATCCTCACCAACTCCACCTTACAAGGCTGCGCTTTTCTCCATGCATCTATCTTATTAATATAATAGTAAGCATTATCCTGCTGCAGATATACGGGTATCATCAGGTTCAGCTCTAAAATATCGCGGGGTGTAAGCATGATATACCTGATAACCTTTTTGGTTTGCTTAAGTACTTTTTCCAGCTCGGGATAATACATGGTTTTGAGGCCGGGTATTTTTTTATTGTTAACAGACGGCATGTCCCCAAAACACAGGTTGAATTCGCCATCGGGTTTGTAAAAGTAGGGGATGGAAATCCAATCATTGACAACGACATTGTTGGACATATTCCCATCGCTAAAGGTGACCGATTTTCCAATAGACATCAGGTTGAACTTTTGATCGATCAGAATACGTGGCTGCGTGCTTAATGAAAAATCGTTCTCATCGCTTTTGGGGTCCTTCTTCAGTATTTGACTTATTGAGCCGCCATAAAATGGCCTGTTCAGCGTGGCGGCAAACTGGCTTTGGAACAAATCAGCCGACGCGGGTAACGTAGTATCGCTGACGCTGATCTGCGAATCGGCAAACCCTTTTGGCTGCACACCATCATCATCCTTATATTTCATATTGTTAGCCTGTGCATAGTTTCCCAATTTAAATGATACCTGTTTACCCTGGTCGATACATTTCGTAGTCCAGTCTTTTGCCGCGGGGATGTTGTTTACAATATCCCGTAGGGAATTGAAATGTATGGTACGATCAGCATTGTTAGTTTGGCAGATAATGCCAAATTTTTGAAGAATATCTTTTAACAGATCTTTTTGCGAGATATCGGGGAAAATGCGTTCGCATTGTATTTGCTGGCCGTACTGTACACCCTGAGCCTTATTTTGAATGCTAAACGTGGCGCCGCTGTACAAAGTAAATGTTCCACCGGTATAACCTAAAAATTCGTATGTTATGCGAATGCCCTGGCCCGGCTGCAAAACCTGGTCGTATGAAACCGTTAGATTTTTTAATGTGATGGTGGTTTGATCGCCCCGGTCGGCATAGTCAACAATAGTGTCCACGAGCACCTGTCCTGCATTGATGTTCACATTTATATTATCATACAGGCGTATTTGTATGGCAATTTTAGAAGAATAGTCGTGACTTCGGGATGGATTTGTTGCAGATAAGGAAATTCCAAAAGCTACAGAGGCTGTTACGCTGGTGATTTCTGAGACGAAGTACCCGTTATGCGCGGCATCGTAATAATGGCTGGTGTCTGAAATTATAACAGCGAATGGAATTGAACCAATATTATTAGCGGTTGTGGGGTGCGACCTTGTGACATTCTGGCCGGTTTGTACTGTGATGCTTTTGTAGGTGACGTTGTTCTGAACATCGGTGCCATGATCGAAGGAATCATTGGCGAACTGACATATCAGTTTCGGGTATAACTGATCCTGCAATAACGACCCTGAGCCCTTGTACCCCGCAGACTTCAACAACAGGTCGATGGCGGTTTTGATAAAAAAGCCAGGCCGCTGGTACCGCACGTTAATAGGTGTAGCGTAATCTGAATTGCTTATCAACCCATAATCGACCACTGGCCATATCCAGCCGTCGGTTTTGGTTTGGGATGTTGCCACATTATGCACATTCCAAGTATGATCGTAAGGTTTCCACAGTAAATTTTTACCGTAGCCACTCCATTGGCTTGCGCTATCTCCCATGTCGTAAAATTTGCCGTCGATGGCATCAAAGAAATCGACGTTTCCCGACAGCACGGTTATGTTGGCGTTGTCCTGCTCGATGTTATTAAGCTCGGCAACGCCATAAGGTATTATTTCGAGACCATCCTGCACCAGTTTGGCGGGATATTGTTTATATGGCGCCGCGGTGGTGAAAGCTATGTCATCAGGGAAGCCCAGTATCATGCGATTACGCTGGGTTAGCGGAAGCTTAAACTGGTTGCTTGTATTTCCCTGCTGATTTTGCACCTCAGCGAGGTTGTTGATCTGGAAGGTTAAAGCGATGGGCGTGTCGTCGTTCAGGTCGACGAGTTGATCGTTGATGTATAATTGTAGTTGGTTCATAGGCCCCCCAGCCCCCTAAAGGGGGAGTTTTTAATGTTCATTTTGTTAATTATTTTATTGTAATTCATCCCCGTGTTCCTATTCGGTAGGTGGGAGCTTACTGCGTTTGAATATTAATGGATGGCATATTGAAAGTGATGCTGAAAGGGGCCCGGCCGTTTAATGTTTCATACTCGCTGTAGGTGGCAGTATTGATGACGATGGTTTGCCACTTTACCGGGTTTTTATTTACAAGCATTTGTACCTTGGGTGAATATTTGATCGACTGAAGGCCTTTGATATCATTAATCGAAAGATCTTCGGCTATTACCTTCATTTTTTGCCCGGCACTTTTGGCTATTACCTCCTCGACACCTTGCTGGTTTTCCCAATCGTAAACGTAGTTTTTGATGATGGTGGCATTTTGGACATCGAGCGAGATTTCCTGGTTATAAACAAAACGATAGTAATTCCACGAGCCTGTTAATCCGATCCAGCGCAGGTAAACCGAATTTTCGTCTACGGCATCATCAATGCGAATGGTTTGCGTTTGCATAATGGCATGGCTGGTATCATCTTCATCGTTATATTTTAAAACTATTGTAAAATAGAAAGCCTCTGCGGGGAACAATGAATTGATCAGCAGCCTGTTGAGGCCAAGTTGTGCGGGCAATATGGTATCGGACTGTAACTGCCCCGAGATGATAAACTTGCTGCCATCCTGGTTTAGCAGCCACGAACCATCTTCGTTTAGCAGATCGTTTGATTCGGAATCGCCGGGAAGCGGGTCACGGTTAATATCCAGCGGTACGACCTCGCAATAAATATCCCTGCCAAGTAAATATTCGCTATAAATAAAGCTAATGTCGAAAGGGTAGCCGTTTGAAAAGGCAGGCTCATCAAAATCTGTTATCCATTTTGCTAATGGCAAGCCTTCGGTGATTGTGCCGAACGGAACATAAGCTGCGAGGTTACCACCGTTTAGCTGCCCTAATTGTTTGGCTGCATAAACTACGTAATAAGGATTGCTTACAGATATAAAATCAGACGTGTGCCCGCCGGTAGTGCCGTCGTCCCAGCTTTCGGCATATTGAATTTGATAACTGGCGCTCAAGTTTAAGTCGCGGTGTTTGACCTCGGTATAATCGCTATCGTCCTTAGGGCGCAGCAAGCTTTGGAGAAAATTAGAGAAATCGGCCTTTACTAAACCCGTATTGCCCGGACGGTTGGTCGCGGTAATCGTTTTCTGCTGGCCGGAAAGCGGGTCCTGGTAGGTTATACGGGTAATAAGTTTATAATAAGGGCGAAGGCGATTGATATTAATAAAACCTGTTGCATCGCCATTAAAAGCAGTTTCGATCAGCAGGGCATTGCCTGTTATGCTATTTACTTCATAAATTCCTTTATAGTTGCCGGCATTTACATATACCATATCGCCCGGTAATACGGTATAGCCGGTATCGGGATCGGATAGGGCCGCGTTGAGCGATATCAAAGCTTTGCCGCTTAAGGTATCGTTTGAAACAGAGGTTACCTCAAAATCCTTACGCTGATAGGTAAATACGATAGGATTGAAGGCTGCATTCCAGCGCGATACATTGCCATTGCCCAGGTTGACTGAAGGGTCTGAGACGAGCAAATTGCTAAGTACGGGGATGGTGACCGAACGAGTGGTCATGCAGCCGGCTGTGTTGGCATCTTTGATATCGAATTGGTGCAATCCCCCGGTTAAGCCATCAAATGTTGGCGATAACTGCCATGTAGTGCCGGCATCGTTACTGTATTGAATGGGTAGATAACTGGATGTGGCAGTGATCGTGATCTGTGCATCGAGCGAACCCGGTGCTGATTCGGGCCTGTCGACTGAAATATAATCGACGACGAGGTCGCAGCGGTTAACCGGCGGATCAGGGTTGGGTGCGGCACTTACTGTGCCGGCCTGGAATTTTGTAAAGAAGAAAGGGTCGCTGTCACTTAATATGCCATAATAAATAAGCTGCGATTGACCGGCAATGGTGACCGAATTTTCGGTGACCGTTCCATTGATATTCATATCGTAGGTAACGGTAACGTTATTTCCGTTTACCAGTTGACCGGTGGCAGCATCGCGCAGTTCGATAAAAACGGGGCCGCTAACCTGCGTGCCTGTAACCGTGGTAGGACCGTAGGCTATTCGTGCTAAAATGGGCATGGAGTAGTTTTGTTGAAAGGTTAGAATGTTGAAAGGTTAATGTGTTGGCGATATATGAAATGGTCGATCAAATACCCGGCGGGTCAATAGCGCCGGCGATTTGTTGCGTAATAGTTTGCGCAATTTCTTCGGCAACTGGTTTTAAACGCAGATTTATGTTTTCGATACCTAATGGTTCGGATAGTATGCCGGGAGTACCCTTAAATCCATGTTTATCGATCGACTTTTTAATGGCCCACGCTGCTTTGTCGGGAATACCATTTGCGTGGCACCATTGTTTGATGCGTTCGATCATGGGTGGATTGCCTGGGGTAGCATTTGTGCCGGTTGGCCGGCGCCCTGTCTCCAAAGCCTGTATATGAGCTGGCAGGTTTAGCTGCACACCATTCCCGTCACTTGTTATAGTGATTTGCTGCGCAGTTTGCCCTGTTGCATATTTTCCATTTGCCTGCAGGGAATGGATGACATCTGTTTTGAGGGATTCGAGCAAACCTTCTAATCCCCTGAAGGGCGAATTTAAATTGTCGTTGGACATGGGTCGTTATATTAAAAAGTAGATTTCCCCCTTTAGAGCCTTGGTCGCCTAAAAGGCTTCATAGTACATGGTAGATAAAGTTATAGTTAGGTTGACGCCGGTGGAGTTGACGTCGAATTTATTATAAACAGGCAGGCATTTTGCCTTGTCGCCGGCTTTTATCCTGAAATAGCGGCCATCACCTTCGCGGTATTTGGAGGCTTTGACGATGAATTCGTTGGCCATTCGTAAGGCTTGATTAACGTAGGTCTCGTTATCCGAAGTGTACTGATCAAATTCGGTTTTGTAAAGAAACTCCAGGTAGACCGAGAAATTATTATCTACGGAGCCATTGACCTGTGCCGAAATCCCGATAGGCTGCAGCGGGTACATAAAGACGCAGGGGAAAGAGGCATCGTCGGCGAGCTGATTGATCTCGTTCACAGTGCCGTAAATGAAAGCAGGTTGTCCGGTAAGCGTTTGCGTTATCGCTTCAATTTGATTGCGTATGGGCATGAATATTGGATTTTAGATTTAAGAATTCAGATTTACGATTTAGTATAACGAAATACACGACAAATACATCAGTGAGTGTATAAGACTATAGTCATAATTCGTAAATCTAAATTCGTAATTAGCGTTGTGCGCTTAGTAGTTCGTTGTATTTGCGCTGGTATTCGGCTTCGGTTTTATTGAGCAGAAGTTTGGTAAGCATGCGCTCGTATGGCAGATTAAGAATATCTGCCCATTTAGTAACATCGCCACCGGCAAGGGAGTTGACGGTATTTATATACTTGAATTTTTCAAACGCCTGGATACCTGCTTTTTTCTCCAGTACAGTCGGAACTGTTGCGAGAAGGCTATTTTCTGTTTCAATAAGTTGGGATAAGAGGTAAAAAAATGGCGGGCTATGGGCAGCGCCTCCGTGACCCTTAGTTTTTTTACTTCTTCGCAAAAGTCCTCAGCTTCATACTCGTCGTATCTTTTTCCCGTCACGCGGCAAAAGAAGTAATGCGCCAGTACGCTGCAGCAAGCTTTTAATGACGGCTGAAAGTGTTCGCGCCAGTCTTCTTCACCATAAAGACTTATGTGTTCATTTATTTCGTCGGCAATAATATCGCGTGCAGCCAGGAAAGCGCCTGCGGGCTCGACGGAAAGATTGCGGATGACATTTACAACTACCTTTTTTTGGCCGATGGTAAAAGTTATCCTCGACGGGATAAGATCGCTGTCGTACAAATATTTTATCTGGTTGGATAATGCCATTACATAGTTGCCGAATACCAGGAAATCTTCGAAATTTCTGACCGAATTGAGTTCCTCTTTCGGTACACCCGAAAGTATACTTATGGCATCCAGGTCATCGAGATAGTGCTTTTCCTGCATAGCCATCATTTGACCCAGTGTCAGTTCGTTAAGCACAGTAGGTATGCGCACCAATATTTTACCATCGGTGGTTTTGAGTGTTTTTTCTATCATAAAGCCTCCTTCCCCAAAGGGAGGTTTTAAAGTATAATGGTTTGTTTAGTTACGTGGTCAGCATGTCTTTAATCATGTTGCCTGCAGAAGACGGAGATATAGACGGCAATATGGTTTTAGACCGACCCAAGTTACTGATTTTTAATTTATTTAATGCAATATATCGCAGCGGATCAATTAAATGGTTGCAGGTATCAACTGGTTCATTAATAACGCGGCCCGAGTGTTCGGTTTTCCATTTATACCTGCTTAATTCGTCGCGAAGATTAGTGCTCCCCCGGGTGATATTCAGCTTGAATCTTCTTAGTATATCAATAGAGTTTTTTACGCTGTCGCGACCCTTTTTTGCGGGAAATACATGCCAACCCAGGCGCCTTAGTTCCTCTATCGATTTGGGCTCAGCACTATCTGCTATGATATCTACGTTCTTGGGTAACCCGGCATCAACAAGTTTCCTGGAAATATCTGGATTAGTAAGTCCTTTTTCATATAAAAGTTCATTAATCCATAGTTCGCCATTTTGCTTATACACCTCTATGCAGCCTGTTTCATCATTAGAAAAACCGAAGTCGAGTCCTGCGGCAATAAACCTGGCGCCCGGGGGGATGGTTTCGCAAATGTGCCAGTTGTCAAATACCAGTCCCCTAATCTGCCCCGTCAAACCACGTGCATACACACGCCAGCGTTTTTCGTCTTTTTCTTTTAGCGATTCGATCTTATCCCTTACCCGTTGCCCGATAAACGGGTTATGACGATGATCGGAAATAATGAGCTGAACGCCCGGCTGCCCCAGCAAATTATCATGTACCCAAAATGCGGAGTTGGGGTTATAATCGATATATATCCGTTGCCGGGTGCGCAATGTCAGCTCGCTGTATACTTCCCAGTTTATGCCATTGGCCTCATTCACAAAAAGGTAATCGCGTTTGCCCGACTTGGCGTCCTGGGCGTCGGCGTAGCTTTTAAATTCGATGATGGTGCCGTTATAAAACTTGAATATACGATCGGATTTATTGTAAGCCTGTATTTTTTTAGCCAGTTGAACCGAACCCGAATAAATGCCAAGCGCGTCGCGCAGCGCACCTGATCTAAGGTGGGGGACATCCTGCCCGGTTATGGTGATAACCTGGTTGGATTGCTGAGCGGCCAGGCAAAAAAGCACCTGGAGAATAGCATAGGTTTTGCCTGAATTGGTACCGCCCTGGTTAACAATGGTATGTGCACCGGTATAATAGTTTTCGATAAATAAGGCAGAGGCTTTCCATCCCAGGTGCATATTGATTTTATTATTTGATTTAATTAATTTTATTACGCCAATAACCTTTAAATTAAGATGATGCGTAAGTTTTATTTTTTACTCCTGGCAGTATCGGTTCCGATCTGCATGGCTTCGTGCGGAAAGGGCGGAAACAATGTCGCGCCCAGCCAGTTGCAGGTAAACCTTATTGTAGGAAAATGGAGCCTGCAACAGGAAAAGTACGTGCAATACATTGATGCGATAGAACGACAGAATGTTACGATGACCACATCGGCTAACAATATTGCTACTGTGCAGTTCAATAAAGACGGTACTTTTGCCAGTGCGAGCACATATACATCGGACCCGGCGGCAAACCCGGGTGCCGGGCCCACTAGTGAGTCGGCAACTACACATGGTACTTATAGCTTTAGTGATAATTCATTTCATATGTCAGCGCCATACGTTACCGGTTTGGCGGACGGAACGGTAGGTTCTTATGGTTTTGCAGGCAATGTGGCCATTCCAACTTATTCCGCTGTATCGAACTCGGTTGTGATAAATGAGTTAACAGCTAACAGCCTAAAGTTGCATATCGAAGTTGTTTATACGCTAACTGTTAATAATGTAACGGACACTTATAAAACCATAGGAGATTACAGCTACAGCAAATAAGCTTTATTAAATAACTATCTCTTTTTCCGAAGCAGCAAGTTTAGGGCCTGAGCCTACTATTTCTATATTAAAAGTATTATCCTGTTCTTCCAGGGTTTTGCCGATGGCTTTTTCGCCATGCCCCATTGCTTTTAGTGCATATATAGCTCCGGTAGACGAATGCAGCCTCGATTCGTAAATGGCCTCGATATATAAGCGGGCGCGTTGCAGACGCGAGGCAAACCGGCCTTTGGCTTCGCGAGCCTCAAATTCTTCAAGTGTATTAAAGCCAAGGTAGAATGCGAGGCCCGATAATGTGGGCGGGCCGGCCGGTGGCGGAATAGGATAACCTCCCGGCTGCTGTGTTTCGGACAGCGGGTTACCGTTAGCGGAAGTGAAATAATAATTGATCAGGTGGTCCAGTTCCCTGACCGATTTAAAAGGTCGTTTATAACTCAT